ATGGCAAATACGCTCGGCATTCCTTTTGATGATGTGTGGCGTGAAGTCAGATCTTCAAATATGAGCAAGTGTGTAAATGGTAAAGTTATTAAACACGAGTCAGGAAAAGTCCTGAAACCAGATACATACTTTAAACCAAATATAAAAGAGGTACTAGGATTATGAGTCTTATTGAAAAACTAAAAAAGAATTCGACTATCAAAGAGTCGAACATTCTTTCCAAATCTAAGTTCTTCAATACTAAGGATCTGATACAGACATCAGTTCCTGCATTGAATGTAGCACTTAGTGGTCGCCTAGATGGTGGTCTCACTCCAGGATTGACAGTGTTCGCTGGACCAAGTAAACACTTCAAGACTGCATTTGCGATGCTGATGATTAAAGCATATCTGGGTAAGTATGACGATGCTGTTGTATTGTTTTACGATTCAGAGTTTGGTGCACCGCAAGGGTATTTCGATTCTTTCGGTATTGATACTGATAGAGTTGTGCATACTCCAATCACTGATATTGAACAGTTGAAACACGATGTAATGTCTCAGCTGAATGGTATTGAAAGAGGTGATCGAGTCATTGTTGTGGTAGATTCTGTCGGTAACTTAGCATCTAAGAAAGAAGTTGAGGATGCACTCGATGGTAAATCAGTCGCGGATATGACGAGAGCAAAACAAATGAAGTCATTGTTCCGTATGATTACACCACACCTTACAATCAAAGATATTCCTGCTATTGTAGTAAATCATACTTACAAAGAGATTGGTATGTTCCCGAAAGATATCGTCTCTGGTGGTACTGGTATCTATTACTCTGCTGATAATATTTTCATTATTGGTAGACAACAAGAAAAAGATGGTAAGGATGTAACTGGTTATAACTTTATAATCAATGTCGAGAAGTCAAGATTTGTACGTGAAAAATCTAAGATTCCAATTGAAGTATCATTTGAAGGTGGTATCAGTAAATGGTCTGGTCTGCTTGATATGGCTATGGAGTCTGGTCATGTGGTCAAACCTAAAGTCGGATGGTATATGAAGTCTAATGATAAAGAAGGTAAGAATTACAGAGCAAAAGATACTTACAACAAAGATTTTTGGCTTCCTATCCTAGCAGATAAAACATTCACTGATTGGATTGAAAAAAGATATTTGATTTCTGGTAGTGAAATTATGCAAGATGAAATATCAGAAGATGATATCGCCGAAGCGTATGACACAAGTGATGGCTGAATTTCTCTTGACTTGTGACAGGTGTTCGGTTAAAATATACGATAATGATACCGCACTTGTTTTCCAAACTCCAGATGGCGAGGTTGGATTGTGTGAGAAATGTGTTGAAGAAGTAAGAAGAGAATTTATTGATGAGAATAGAGACCCAAATTTTATCGAGTCTAGTGACTAATGAAGAGTATGTCCGCAAAGTCATACCCTTCCTGAAAACTGATTACTTTACAGATTCTAGCGATCGTATTGTATTCGATAAAATTCATGCATATGTAAGTAAGTACAACAATCCACCAACTAAGGGTGCATTGTTGATTGCTCTACAAGACGACAGAAAAATCGGTGAAGATTTATATGTTGAATGTGAAACTCTGATCAATAGTTTGAATCCAGTCGAAACAAATCAAACTTGGTTGATAGATGAAACCGAAAAGTTTTGTAAAGACAAAGCAGTTTACAATGCTATCATGGACAGTATTCAAATCATCGATGGCTCGGACAAAGCAAGATCCAAAGATGCATTACCAAGTCTGCTTTCAGATGCACTTGCTGTTGGGTTTGATACTAATGTTGGTCACGACTATATTGAAAACGCTGATGACCGTTTTGATTTCTACAATCGAGTCGAGGAAAAGATTCCTTTTGACCTCGAGTTTTTCAACAAGATTACCGATGGTGGTTTACCAAACAAAACTTTGAACATTGCCCTTGCTGGCACTGGTGTTGGTAAATCATTGTTCATGTGTCATATGAGTGCAGCTGCTTTGTCACAAGGTAAAAATGTTTTGTATATCACTCTTGAAATGGCTGAAGAACGTATCGCTGAAAGGATCGATGCGAATCTAATGAATGTGCCTATCCAAGATCTGAAAGATCTTCCCAAGAAAATGTTTGATGACCGTGTAACGAAAATTAAAAACAAGATAGATGGTAAACTTATCATCAAAGAATATCCTACTGCCTCTGCTCATGCTGGTCATTTCAAAGCATTATTACAAGAACTAAAACTCAAAAGATCTTTCAGTCCTGATATTATCTTCATTGATTATCTAAACATCTGCACATCACAAAGATTCCGTGCAGGTTCGAGTGCAAACTCTTATACTATTATCAAAAGTATTGCTGAAGAACTTCGTGGTCTCGCAGTTGAACAAGATCTTCCGATTGTATCAGCTACTCAAACAACAAGGTCTGGTTATGGTAGCAGTGATGTTGACCTTACAGATACTTCCGAGTCGTTTGGTCTACCAGCAACTGCTGACTTAATGTTTGCTCTGATCAGTACTGAAGAACTCGAAGCACAACAACAGATGATGGTCAAACAATTGAAAAACAGATATTCAGATCCTACATCAAACAAGAGATTTATGGTCGGTGTTGATAGATCTAAGATGCGTTTGTTTGATTTGGCAGATTCGGCACAAAAACAAATTACAGACAGTGGACAAGACGATGGTCCAGTTTTCGATAACTCATCATTCGGAACTAAGTTTGCTGGTAAGTTCGAGGAATTTAAACTATAAATAACAATAATATATGAAAGAAACAATAATGACTGCCCTAGTCGGAATTTTAGGGCTAATTGGGATTCTGGGTTTCGCTTATGGCGAGGCAGAATATAAAGGATATGGTGATGTGCATGGTTGCTGGGGTGAATGTTACGAAGAATATGTTCGTATAAATGGTACATTCACAGAGCAACTCGAAGCTAAAAGAATTGCAATGCAATCAGAAACACCTGCTGATAGAGGTGCAAAGGTATATATTAATTGCGCTGCATGTCACGGAGTAAACGGTGAAGGTGGTATTGGTCCAGCTTTAATCGGAAGCACTTCAATCGTCAAGATGCTGACTCAGTATAAAAATGGCGAAACAAGAGGTGCACAATCAGCACTTATGTGGGGACAAGCTGCAAGTCTATCACAACAAGATATGGAAGATTTGCAGGCATATATATCTGGGATGTGAATATGAAATATAATCCAGAAACAAATAGATACGAAGAAGATTTATCTCATGCCAGTAATTGTGTAACACATCAAGAAATAGCCAGAGTGTTACATGCAGATGGTAGTGAATATAAAATGGGTACACTTGTATATGGTACATACGAAGAAATAGAAGCATGGTGTGAAAAGAATGACATGTGGGTTGACAGATACCTAGACCATGTAAACCCATCTACTATTTACAATGTAGGAGAATGGGTAGGCACAGGAATACGAAATCCTTTTTCTGTTAGTGTGCCATATGATTACAGAGAAAACAGAGCAATGGGTACATTTAATACTCGTGGCGTAAATTTGGAGAAATGGTAAAATGAAAGCATTACAATTTATTAAAGACAGACTAACTGAGAGAACATCTTGGGATGGTATAGTCTTAATCATTGCAGGAATCGCATTCCTAGTCTTAAAACCTATCGCAAATCTTATGGCATTGTTTGCTATCGGATATGGCGCATGGACAATTTATAAGAAAGAAGACTAATGATCAGAGTCTATGCATTTTTGGCTATCTTTGGAGTTGTCGGTGCAATCCTATTTGGTGCGTACTGGGAATATAAAGATATGCAAAACAGAATTGACACATTGAGAGAAAACAATGCGAAGTTAGAACAAGTTTCTAAAGCAAACGCTGAAGCACTCTCAAAGGCAACTGCCTTTGCTGCAGAAATGGAGCAACAAAATATACAATTAACAGCAAGTCTTCAGGAAGCAGAGAAATATAAAGACGAGTTACTGAATAAATTTCAACGACACGATCTATCATTATTGTCTCTGAAAAAACCTGGATTAATAGAACGGAGAGTAAACAATGCAACTAAGAAAGTATTCGATGATATCGAGCGTCTTACTGCTATCGATTCTGATTAGTGGTTGTGCTTTACTGAGATCTCCTGAAGATCGTGTAGTGGTACAAAGTGAATTTATCGAAAAGAAGATCCCACTACAAGCTAATCCAAAACCTGTAACTCTTGGTGATGCAAAATATTATGTAGTTACTGAAGAAAACTGGGATGAGTTTATTGAAACCTACAAAAAAGAGAACGGAGAGCCATGGGTGTTCTATGCGATGTCTGTTCGTGGGTATGAAACAATGGCTCTAAATGTTGCTGAAGTCGCAAGATATTTACAGCAACAAAAACAAATAATCATTTACTATGAGAACGCTATCACTGGAGGCAATAAGGTCGCACCAGTGTTCGGTGAAGAGGAAAAGAAAGAGGAGAAAAAATAAATGGTAGATATGATTATCACACAAGCACTTAATTTTTGGCAGTTTACTGTTGTCGGTATTCTGATCATAATTGGGTTCGTAGTAAATATGTTTGGCGTAGACCAAGAAGAACCACTGGTAAATCTCTCATATAAAGAGATGCCAGATATGAAACCTATCACTATTCCAACTGCTGGAAAAGGATTTTGGGGAGCAATCTGGATGTGGATTACTGGCGTCAGAACTTGGGAAATTGCTAAAGATTGGCACTTCTCAGTCAATGGCGAAAACTATGTCATTCCTAAAGGTTTTGTATTTGATGGTGCATCTGTACCGAAGTTTCTAGCATCATGGCTCTCACCTGTAGGTGTATTGCTTGTTGGTGGATTGGTACACGATTATGCTTACAAATACACTGTACTCTTGAAAAAGGGTAAGAAGTCTACTTCTGCTCCAATGACTCAAAACGAGGCTGATCAATTGTTCCGTGATATTAATATTGAACAAAACGGATTTCATCTATTGAACAATCTTGCATATTGGGCATTGGTACTTGCTGGATTTATGGCATGGAACAAGCACAGAAAAGCTAACTGCCAAGCTATCGAAAAGTAGTTTCGCTATAAATATCTCCAGAGGAGATTAACATGAGTGAAACATCACACCATCCAGCCGATACTAATGGCGATGGCAAAGTAAGTAAAGAAGAAGAACAAATGTTCCTTGAGTTTAAGCGTAAGCAACTCGAGGATGAAGATGCAATGAGAGATGCCCAGCGTAAGATGGCATGGTACTCTCTCGCAGGAATGCTTTTATATCCTGCAGCTGTGGTTGTAGCCAATCTGATCGGTCTTGATCAGGCTGCAAAGATCCTCGGTGATATGGCATCGGTATATTTTGTTTCTGTTGCTGCAATCGTTGCAGCTTTCTTTGGTTCACAAGCCATAAAAAAGTAGCAAATTAGACAAAAAAACGCTTGACATTTTACTCATTATGAGGCATAATGGGTGTATAACTGTTAAGAGAGGATTTGTTATGTTAGATTATGAAGCTATTTTTAATACTGATTTTGTAATGAAAGCTATGGATTTAGAAACCATGGAACTTGTGGATAAGGTTGTGAAAGTAACAAACATCCTCGATGGTCCAGGAATGGACAAGCGTGATTATTGTACGGTTGAAGGTCTACAAGACTGGGAAATCGACATGCCCTTCGAAGATTTCTTAAAGAATGCGAAGGTGGCTGCATAATGGATGCACTACTTGACCACATAGACCGCCTTAACGAAGGTCGCGTCTTCAAAATACCATCAACTGCTTCTTATTGGCGACACAAAGGTGTCGAAACTATTGATCAGTTTGCTCGGCATAATCTTGAAAAAGAGTTTGCTGATGCGTGGTTGGGATGCTACGGTGTCCAACATAACGGTTCTGTAAAACATTTCACCAGTCCTGAACTGTGTGTAATGATTAGAGAACTTGATGAGCAACGCCTATTTGACGAGGAATTGTAATATGGCAAAAGAAGGTCTTGATGAGATCTTTATGGTTAAGCTGACACGTGATGTGTCAAATTTTCCATCCGATGGAGATATTGATTATCTCCGCAATAAATACAGCATTGAAAGTGGCAAAGTAATTGCTGTCTTCAATACTGACGGAGAGTGGGTAAGCACCCACAACGCTTAGATTTTATGCATCTGTGGCGCAACTGGATAGCGCATCAGACTTCTAATCTGAGGGTTGTAGGTTCGAGTCCTACCAGATGCGCCAATAACTGAGATATATATTGTATGCCGATTTATGACTTTCTAAATACCAAAACTGATCAGTACGAGGAACATCTCGTATCAATAAGCGAATACGATCAGTTTGCAAAAGATAATCCGCATTTACAACGAGCATATCTCAAAGCACCGAACCTAAATAAAGGTGGTGTCGGTGATAGAACAAAAGCACCAGATGGTTTCAAAGAGGTTCTCTCTAAGATATCTGATGCTAATCCGAATTCTAACCTTGCCTCTGATTATGGTAAAAAAGACCACAAATCAGTAGCAGTAAGAAACGCTGTTCAAAAGGTTACAAAAAAACTTGGGGATAAAATCACCAAGTCAGATTGATTGGGTTAGACGCCATAAATAGTCTCGCGTGGATCAACGGTAAGTCCACATTAATTTGTTATGGAGTAAAATATGCAAATAAGAGCGAAATCAAGTCCTCTAGTAAAAGCACTCGCTAAAAAACTAGAAGGTGATATTGCTGTTGCTCAAGCGAACATTGACGTTTACTTAGAGCAATCAGTTGGTATCGGTGAACATCCCGATGTCGTACAAGCCATAGAAACTCAAATCGAGGTCTTGGCTGCTGCAGATGAAAAGCTGCAAATCCTGAAGAAGTATTATGGAGTTTAAGGAATCATGGACGATCCTATTCAAGTATTGGTTCAAACAATCATTCATGGCTATGCAGTAATTATTGCATTCATGGCAGGTTGGGCATTGCCTCGCGGTAACGCATTGCGCATGTTACAACTTGGAATTTTGAAAAAGATCCACAACTTTCTCGCTTATGAAGATGAAATTGTGGTTCAAAAGATGGAAAAGACTAAGCGTAAGATTGTACGCAATAAGAAATATATGTCTGAATAAGTGCTGGCATGGCTCAACGGTAGAGCAACTGATTTGTAATCAGTAGGTTGGGAGTTCGATTCTCTCTGCCAGCACCACTTTTCGGGGTATAGGTCAGTCTGGTAGACCGCTACGTTTGGGACGTAGATGTCGGTGGTTCAAATCCATCTACCCCGACCAACATTAAAACGGAGATATAATGCCTGTAAAATATAAAAAAGATGAGATCCAAGTAAAAAGAAATGCTGACGGATCTCAAACAAAAACGATAAAAAGATATTATATGCAGAATGAAACAACTGAGTTTCTAATTGATCTTCTCAATGAAGAAAAAACGAAACCTAAACTGAAGCATAAAATTAGAAACTTTTTATCTCATGCTAGAGGCATCAAGCTAGTACGAAAAGATAAAGATGGCGTTTCACAGTAAGGATCCTGATCAGTGCAAATGGGTATTAAAAACATTTGGCACAAAAGAGAAGGAAGAACTTTATAAAGATAACCGAACCATGCAAGAATGGTTACAATACTGTCGCGATATACTCGCTGCAAGGAGATTGGATTACTAATGATGACACCACAAGAAAGAATGCATAGATACGATCATCTGATCAAAAATGCGATGGCAGCACATGACCGAGCAAAATCGGAATGGGCTAAAAAATATTGGTTGGGAGTTGCAAAACAACTCGCTGAAAACTTCAAACGTAAAGAACCACAAATGGTTCACTGATTATAAATAGGGAATAACAATGGCAGAACTTGAAGGACAAGTTAATGTAGTTTATGAAGAGATGTTGTCTGAACTGATAACAAATCTTTATAAGGATCGATTGAAAGCACTCGCACAAGGAAAGGTTATAGCGACCAAGTACAATGAAGTGTTACAATTGAACACAAAACTTAATGAAGAGTTAATTCTGACCCAGACCGAGTTGAGCCATAAAATAAAAGAACTTGAGAAGTTAAAGAAGAGACAACCAAAAAATGCAAAGTCTAAGGACATTTCTAAATGAGGATGCTGACGGAAAAAATCTGCATCTAGAACATATTGAGGATGAGATCCTCAATTTCGGTATTGGTGGTGCACGTGGATCCATCAATTTTTTAAGATCCCTTAGAGACATGTTGGCTGGTAACTCTCGCTCGTCAATCAATATGACGGTAAAGTGGGATGGTGCACCAGCCATTTTTGCAGGTATCGATCCATCTGACAACAAGTTCTTTGTTGCCAAGAAATCGGTGTTTAACAAAACACCTTTACTTTACAAATCACAATCTGATATCAATAATGATACCAGACTCCCCCAATCATTAAAACCAAAATTTAGTATTGCTCTGCGTGAGTTTTCAAAGCTGGGCATTACAAACGTCCTCCAAGGTGATTTGATGTTCACATCATCTGACCTAGAGTCTGATATGATTGACGGTCAAAGGCACACGACTTTCCAACCTAATACAATCGTCTATGCAGTTCCACAAGGAACGCCACTGGACGCCACCATTAAACAAGCAAAGATCGGTGTGGTTTGGCATACAACATATTCTGGAAAATCTCTTCCTGAAATGAGAGCATCGTTTGGTGCAAACATTAGCAATCTTCGTAAGAATCGTAACGTCTGGATGGACGATGCGACATATAAAGATGTATCAGGGAAAGCTACATTTACTCAAACGGAAACTGCTGCAGTGACAACTGTATTATCAGGAGTCGGCAGAACATTCAGAACAATAAATTCATATAAGTTAAATGCATTTCTAAACTTTCAAGCTGGGTTTACTGGCAAGATGGTTGGTGCAAGTGTGAAGACTTATATCAATTCGCTTGTGAGGAGTCAAACACAACTCAAAGCATCACATGCATCTGGATATAAAAAGTGGGTTTCTGACAAATACGATACAGAGATTGCAAAACTCAAGACTGAAAAGTCTCAGAATGCACTCGCTGAAAAGAAAAAGAATGCAATGCAATTGTGTGATGATTTCAAAGATTTACTCGGAAACGTATTTGAGTTTATGGCAGGTATTGCCAAAGCAAAAGCATTGATTGTAAAGAAATTAGACACTGTCAAAAGTATTGGCACATTTATTAGAACAAGTAACGGTTTCAAAGCTACAACACCAGAAGGTTATGTCGCTATCGATCGTGTGGGTGGCAACGCTGTTAAACTCGTAGATCGTATGGAATTCAGTTTCAATAACTTCACAGCAATTAAGGCATGGGATAGATGAGCAAGACATTAGTATTCGCATTTGGTAGGATGAATCCACCAACCGTTGGTCACGGTAAACTGATCACAAAAGTAAAACGTCTTGCTAACACAAGTCGTGCAGACCATTTAATTATAGCCAGTCATTCAGAGGACAAGAACAAAAACCCACTTCCACCAAGAGATAAATTAACACATCTCAAAGGTATGTTCCCCAATACAAATTTTAAATTATCAGATCGTACAAATCCTAATTTTATTTCTCAGTTGAAACTATTGACAGGTAAATATGACCACATTATTATGGTCGCTGGATCTGATAGAGTACCAGATTTTCAAAGGTTGTTAGACAAATACAACGGAAAAGATTTCACATTTAAATCAGTAAAAGCAGTATCTGCAGGTGAGAGAGATCCAGATGCAGATGGCGTTACTGGTATGAGTGCGAGTAAAATGAGATTGGCAGCAAAAAATAACAAATTTGATGAATTCAGTCGCGGTCTGCCAACCACCTATTCGGCTACGAATAAGAAAAAATTATTCAAACAAGTCCGTAAAGGTATGCAACTGAAGGAAACATATATATCATTTTCACAATATTTAAAGGATTAATTATGAAATTATCAAAAAACTTTACACTCAAGGAGTTTACAAGGTCACAGACTGCTACTCGCTTGGGTCTTGACAACACTCCTAATGAAGAGCATCTTGAAAATGCAAAAGCATTATTTGAGAATGTTGTGCAAAAAATTAGAGACGAACACGGTGTAACCAGAATTAACTCTGGATATCGTGGTCCAGAATTAAATAAAGCAGTCGGTGGTTCACCAAACTCTCAACACTGTCACGGAGAAGCTGCAGATCTAGAATGCGATGGCATTGACAACCTAGAGTTAGCAAAGTGGATTCGTGATAACTTACAGTTTGATCAGTTGATTTTAGAATTCTACACTCCTGGAGACCCATCATCAGGATGGATACACATTACGTGGAAGCGTGATATATCCCAAAACCGCAATAAAACTCTTACTGCATCTAGAGTAGATGGCAAAACACAATACAGTCTTGGATTGCCAGATGATAGTGGTTCCACTGGTCCATATGATTTCTAAGGAACAGATTCATGGATCGGATTACTCGTAGATTATTCAATAGATTAAATAGATTACACAAAAGACAAACTCCTCTAACCTCTGAAGAGCGTCAAAATCTTATAAATAGTGAAGGATTATACAAATTAATTACCAACCATAATAAAAGAGTGGATGGTATTGTAAATGAACTTATTGCGAGGAAATAGTGGATCTCGAAACTATACTAGAAGGAATAAACGATCCTGCTATTTTTAAGGCAGTGTTTCTTGCTGGTGGTCCAGGAAGTGGCAAGTCCTTCGTAGTAGGTAGGACAGCATTACAGGCACAGGGTTTGAAACTAATTAACTCTGATGACCACTTTGAAAGGTTGCTGTCAAGAGAAGCGATGAAGACAGATCCTTCATCAATATTTTCGCAACGTGGTCAACAGATTAGACAACAGGCGAAATACCTTACCAATCTCCAAATGAGAATGGCAATCAATGGTAGATTGGGTCTCGTGATTGACGGAACTGGTAAGGATATAGGTAAGATTAGAAACCAGAAGCAAATGCTCGAAACAATGGGCTATGAAACTTCTCTGGTTTTTGTAAATACCGATCTGGAAACTGCCATGTCTAGGAATAATAGTAGACCGAGACAACTTCCAGATGACCAAGTAAAGAAAATGTGGAACGAGGTTCAAAATAATCTCGGTGGTTTTCAAAGAATGTTTGGTCAAAATATGATTATTGTTGATAATAGCGATGGCATCAACACTGATCAAGTTTTATTACAGGCATATAGAGATGTCCAAAGATTTGTTAAAGCACCATTGAAAAGTAGAAAAGCACTACAATGGATTAAGCAACAAAAGGCTGCAAGAATGAATGAAGACATAAAAAAGATGGATATGGGTGATGTTATCAAAGACTTTCAAAAGTCTGATGCACCTCAATTCAAAGGTAAGAGCAAGAAAAAGAAACGCGAAATGGCGATTGCAGCAAAGTTAAGTGCTATGGATGAAGCACCAAAAGTGCCACAAGACAGCGATATAGCAAAAAGAAAAGGTTCACAACCTGCAAAATATCATGCAGGTTTAAGCAAATCAACAAAACAAAAAAGAGACGCGCAATTTAAAAAGCAGGCAAAAATGTCTGACAGTAACCCAGCTGCATACAAACCAGCAGCAGGTGACAAGAATGCGAAGACGAAGCCATCGAAATACACCAAATATGTCCAGAAAATGATGGACGAGGAGAAGTTCGAGCCTCACATGATGTATCACCCAGAGACTGGTAAGGGTATAATGGCACAAAGGCATTCTGATCACATGCGTATGTCTAAGCTGGGTTACACTCTGGATGAAAAATGTTGGGATAGCCACAAACAAGTTGGCATGAAGAAAAAAGGGAACAAGATGGTTCCTAATTGTGTGCCTAAAAATTCAGTCAAAGAAGGTTCTGCAGAAGATCGACTCCGTGCTAAACTCAAGAAGCAAGGAGTGGACTTGGATAAACGTGCAAAAGAACGTAAGGCAGAATACGATAGACTCAAGAAACAAAACGAAGGCAACGAGGATGTATTATTCGATCCTAAAAAATATAAGAAAAAAGACCCAATGGCTCTACCACAAATTGGTAAACTTCGCAACGTAAAGAAAAGAGTTTCAAAGCAACGTGTAAAAGACACGAAAGTATTCGACAAAATTAAGATTGACGAATCAGACTATATGGTAGAAGTATCTATGTCTGATGTAGTTAAGTCAAAATCAATCTACAAAGACAAATATATGAGACTGGCGAATCACATTGTTTCTGATTACAGAAAAGATAAACTTCGCGGTGGTGGTCGTGCAAGACACGATGTTTATTATCATGCCCACGAAATCCTACGCAAGATGGGTCAAGAAGGTAGAAAACTCAACTCAAGGATACTCGGCGACAAAGCCAAAGCAATCTTGGGTGAAGAATACAAATATGAATGGGGAACAGATGACGGCACAGCATACATGAAAGCTGTGACTCCTGGATATCCTCACAAGACAACTAAGAGAAACAAATCCAGTTCTAAGAGACATTACAAAGTTGACGAGAAAAGTATCCAAGAAGAAGACGGCATCATGTGTAAAGATGGTATGTATTGGTGTAGGCAACGTAAAGCGTGTGTGCCTATTCCAGACGGTTACAAAGACAGAGGTGATGGATATATCATCCGTGAGACTGTAGAAGAAGCCATTGAACACGTAAATGCAATCTATAAAGATTTACTCGAAAGACTTGATGATAATGGTAAACCACATATCGCTGAACCAATTGAAGATGTCCTCTCTGCAGAGGATATTCGCGACCTATTGATACAGGCAGATAATCTTTCAATCGATGATATGAAAGACCTTGGCATTATAGATGAGGAAGAGCCTGAAGAAGAACTAGAGATTGATACAGCAGAGGTTCAAGTTACAGAAGCACTTACACCACTTGGTCGTATCAAACGTAGACAAGCTGCAAGAAGAAATAAAACAAAATTAAAACTCGCTCGTGTTCGTGCATTGAAACGTGCAGGTGGCAACGCTCGTATTAAATTACGTGCTACACGTGGTGCGAGAAATTTGATGTATAAACGTCTATTACGTGGACGTGATAAGGCAGGATTACCACCATCAGAGAAGGCAAGACTGGAAACAATGATACAAAGATTCCAGCCATTGATTGCTCGAATCGCTGTTCGTATTTTACCACAGATTCGTAAGACAGAACTTAGTCGTTTGAAAAACAAACGTGCTGGTATGAAACCACAAAAAGCTAAGAAATTTGTGATCAAGAAAGGCGGTAATCCTTCTAAGTATAAAGCTAAGAAATTTGTGATCAAGAACAAACCTAAAGGTTCTGGACCACAGAAAGCGAAAAAAGCAAAGACTAAATAATGAAACCGAATAAATATGTAAAGAAACCAAAACTCAAGCCAGTAACAAAGGCAGAAGCGATGGAAAGAGTCTGGAAAGACAACACCATTATTGGTAATAAAGGTAAGAAAAAATGAAAACATTTAATGATTTTATCGTAGAGGGCGCATTAGCAGACAAAGCAAAGAAGTCTGGTATCTCAGTTGGAACATTGCGTAAAGTCTACAATCGTGGTATGGCTGCATGGAAGACTGGTCACCGTCCAGGAACAACCCCACAACAATGGGGACATGCTCGTGTAAATGCATTCATTACGAAAAAGAAAAAAGGTGGATTGAACCACGATAAGGATCTTGCGTAGTGAAAACCTTTCGCGAATTTAGAGAGCAAAATGAACTCGAAGAAGCACCACTGGTCATGATGAGTCAAGGTGCACTGAAAGTAATCGCTGATAAATTAGTGAACAGACTATCAAAAGAAAGTGCGAATAGAAGAGTCCAGATGATGACTCAAATCGGCAAAATATTAGGTATTCAAGTAAAAGTTTTACCAAACAATAAAGTAGAAATAAGATGAAACATTTTTCTGAAACAGTCGAAGTAAAAGAGATTAGTGACAAGGTCGTCAATAGAGTCACTCAAAAAAGAAATCAAGCGATGAGAAATGCCATCATTCAAAAAAATAAACAGGCAAAAGATAATGCTGTTGATCGTATTGAAAGAAATATGAAACTAAGAATGAACAGAGCATATCGACAAATGAATAAAAAAACCGATGCTGCAATGGCAAGGTTAAAAGAAGATGGTTCTAAAGATGTATCTTCTATGAAGACCAAAGTTAAAACTGCAATGTCAGCACTTTCAAAAATGAACTCTGAATTATCTAAATTGCCAGACGATGGCGACTTACCTACATGGTGGACAAATAAAGTTGCAGTCGCAGTAGATAAACTCGATGGTATGGCAGATTATTTAGATGCTAAAGTTGAATCTATCGAAGAAGATTCTTGTTGTGAAGAATGTAAATATGAAGATGTCATTGAAGATGCAATGATTATAGAAAACGGAGAAAAGAAAGGTGTTAAATTAAATAACATCATTCGTACCTCTGAAAATCCGAATAAGAAATTTAAAGTTTATGTGCGCGACCCAGCTACGAAAAAAATTAAAGTAGTTAGGTTTGGCGATCCAAATATGGAAATTAAAAGAGACGATCCTAATCGTAGAAAAAATTTCCGAGCCAGACATAATTGCGACAATCCTGGACCAAAAACTAAAGCAAGGTATTGGTCTTGTAAACAGTGGCGTGGTGGTGCAAAAGTAGAGAATTAATTCTTCTAACTCTTATAAATTTATATTATGAAAAACCATGGACTTATTCTTGGAGTCTTCCAAGCGACTCATATCTTAATTAGAGACCCTTGTTGGGTTAGTGTCAAACGTGCTGCTGGTGCGTATAAAATTGCACACTTCATGCGTCAACAGGGTTGGGATGTCGAGGTGATCGATTACTGGTTAAGTTTCGACTATGAAGAGTGGAAGGAACTTATAGATTCTCGTGTTACTCCAGACACTAAATGGATTGGTCTAAGTCTTACATTCCCCATCACAGGTAGAAATAATACCAGATCTAAAAAATATCTTCAATACATCAAAGATAATTATCCCCATGTAACCATTGTGTGTGGTAGTAAAGCCATATACACTGGAATCTACCTTCACGAATATATCGATTACTATCTCTTTGGATATGGAGAGTATGGTTTTAATGAACTTTGTAAAAAACTTTTAGGTAAACCATCAGCTGTTGTTATTGAAGAATATCCAGTTGGAGAGAAACAAGGTGTAGCCGAAGGTGTGATCAGATATGTTGATTGTGATAAACACCATATCTGTGCACCACAAAAAGATCTTACTGTCGAATATGAGGACAGAGATTTTATACTGCCTAATGAACATATGACCTTTGAATTTGCTCGTGGTTGTAAATTTAAATGTAAATTTTGTTCTTATAATATGATAGGTGTGAAAGGTGATTACACCAGAGATATGAATAATTGGTACACTGAAGCGATGAGAAACTACGATAAGTGGGGTCTTACAAATTATTCAGTGGCTGATGAAACATTCAATGACAGTATTCCTAAACTTCAAAGTATTGTTGAACAAACAAGAAAGATGCCATTTAAGTTAGATATGGCTGGATATGTCCGTGCTGATTTGATTGCCTCTCGTCCACAAGATAGAGAATTGATGGCTGAGATGGGTTTCTGGGGACATTATTATGGTATCGAAACTTTAAATCACGAGTCTGGAAAAACTATTGGTAAAGGTATAAATCCAGACAAATTAAAAACTGAACTTAAAGCAATTAAAAAATATTTCGAAACTCATAATCAAGGAAGATATCGAGCAACAGCTAGTTGGATTGTAGGTTTACCATTTGAAACACCTGAAACATATTGGGATGGTATCAGTTGGTGGGCTAAAGAAATGCCACTACAACATATGGCTGCATTCCCACTGTTTATTTCTAATGCATCTGAAGAAGAACGAAGGGTATTTAAAGGCGCAGAGTCTGAATTTGATAGAACTTGGAGACAGTCTAATCTTTTCGGAACTTATGAAGAAGATGAAGAGGTCGGTGTAGATCCAAACCAATTACCTGATTTTTGTAGAGAATATGTAATGATGCGTTATAAATCCTCTGTTGGTGCAAAATGGACACACGAACACTTCAATCATTGGACTGCACACGTTGAATGGGGTAAAACCTTAATGTCTGATCAGTTTTTGAACTCTGGTATTGGTGCTTGGTGGTTCCATCACTATCATACCACTGGAATGGGCACATATGAGGAGTTATTAAAACTAAGAGAACGTGATATTCACATCCCTGAGGTTATGAGGCGTACAGAAGAACACATTGAAAATTATAAGTGGAAGAAGCTGAGTTTATAAATACTATACGCAAGAATAATTCTTAGGAGAAAACCAAAGATGTCATTAGAAAAAGAAATTAGAGAAAAGTTGATTGCAGAAGCAGCTGATTATAAAAAGCTGGATCAACTTGTCCGTCAGGGTATGATGTCACCAGCACAACTTCCTATGCTACATCGTGGCTTAGACAAAATGCAGTCTGGTAAAGTATTAAACCCACAAGAACGCGAAGCTGTAAACAAAGTAATGCAATCTATGCTTTTTATCGTAACTGGAGACTCACAGGTTTTCAATAAAGCAAGACAGCACACACAAAAAACTAGATACCAAACTGAAAGTTATACAGAAGAAGAAGTTCGTGAGTTATGTCATTCAAAAGACCACGACTGTGCTGTAACAGTAAATCACCCTAAATGGGGTCTTGGTAAACCAATATACGAATCTCATGCTATTCCAGATGATGAAGGGAATGTTGAATGGTATGATGTGCAGTTTAAACACGGTATTGAAAAAGAAGTACCAGCTGCAGATATGGAAATCTTACAGTCTGAAGGTCATGAGAAAACAATGTATGCTTCTACTAAAAAAGGTAAAGCAAAGAATTCAAAACAACAAGCTGCAATTGCCATTGCTAAGAAAGAAAAAGATCTTGATGAATATGGCATGGTGACTGCCTCTACTAAGAAACGTAAGAAAGTAAAGAAACCAAACGTATATGCTATGGCTGCTGAAGAATCACCAGCTGAAGATAAATTAGACAGCGGTTACAAAGCAAAATTCCAAGCTATGTTGAAGAAAACTGGCAAGTCTTTGAAAGATATGTCAGACGAAGAAAAGAAAAAATTCTTCAATGCAGTTGATGCTTCTCATTCAGCTAAAGATGAGTCTGTAAACGAAGAAGACATTAAAGAATACATCACATCTAAACAAGTAAAGATGGCTAAAGGTATTGCATTTGATAAACGCCACAAAGGTGGTGATATGACAGGTGCAGCTAAGAAGATGGAAAAAATCAAGAAAGGTTTATCTAACCATCCTGGAGCCAAAAAAGCATTAAGACAAGCTAATGAGCAAGATGAATTACAGGAGATGGATCCTAAAGAACATGTAAAAAAAGAAGATGACAAATACTGTGTTTATAATAAAGACGGTAAAAAAGTCGCTTCTTTCGACTCAAAAGATGAAGCTGAAGCATATGCAGTAAAAAACCATAAAGATCTTATGGAATTAAAAATGCATCCACAGCACAAACAAATAAAAAAATACGCAGATGCTAAAGCTAGTGATACATTTAAAAGAAGATTTGGTGCTCTTGGCGACGGTGGTCCAGAAGGAGATACTGTTAAAGCGAGAGCAGCAGCTTCTAAAAACCTTCGTAAATTAAAGAAACCATTAGCTAAGACAAAAGGTTTGGTAAAAAAAGCAAATAAAATTGCAAAGAAATCTTCTGACCGTATGATAAATTTGACACGTCAAGATCACGGTGACGAAAAAACAAACCCAACAAAGAAATTTACTAACAAACAACGTAGAGATCAAATGAAGAGTGGTAGTTTTGGCGATGCAAATGATAAGTATTACAGAGGAAGTTCGAGAACTAATGAAGAGACTGAAAGTCTTGAAGAAGCAGTACTTAGAAAGAATTTTGATAGTCAACCAAATCCTACAATGATGAAGAAGTCTACAATGGATAAAGCCAAAGGACTTAATGTAAAAGTTGTGAAACCAAAAAATCAAAAAAGTAAAAATGATTTAATGTTTCAAGGTAAATCTTCTGATTTAAAAAAACTTGGGTCAAAGTTAACTTTGCCTTTGCCAAAAAAAGAAGAAACTGAAAGTCTTGAAGAGCGTAATAAACAGAACGCAATGAAGCGTAAAATGATGGATGCTAGTCGCGGTGCTCGATACAAGTTAAACAATCCAAATGTTCCAAACTCTGATCACAAAACACCACAAGCACAAAACAAAGCAATCGGTCGTGCTCTTCGTAGTTTTGAAGACGCTAACTCTGATTCTATGGAAAATCAAGAAAAGATGAATAGAAAGATGAAGCGTAAATCAGATGCTAATGCAAGAAAAGAAAGAGAAACTGATCACGGTTATAAAGCTGCAATGAAAGAAAGTCTAATCGATAAGGTTGTAGAAAAACTGGGCGACGCCAATCTGGTTGAAGGCGCATTTAAAAGAATGGTTACTGATAAGCAGGAAAAAGAAAGACTTGCTAAGACGAAAAAACCGCAAGGAAACAATCGATCGTATATGACACCCAAAGTAGATAAGTATGGAAGATCTAATAAAATGTACTTCCATCCGAGTGAAGATGCGCAATCTGATGCAAGAAGAGATGCTAAAATGGACTCAAGAGGTTTGGCTCAAACTAAAAAAGACAAACCAGATATGGAACATAAAGGCAAAAAAGCTGGAGATGAGAAAGATGGCGGTCATATCGTCATGCAACTCCGCAAAGCTGTAAGCATTGGTAAGCCAGTCAAATTTAAAGACGGCAAGAGTCATAATATTAGTAAGGCAGATGCTCACAAATACTTGAATAAGTATATGCAAGCGAAAAAACCTGCTGATAAAGAAAA